TGTATATAGAGCAGGAGGCTCAGGAGATTCGGATTACCAAAAGACACATAATGCTTATATAGCAGCAATTAATTCTTGTGAGACTAATAGGTTAAATGCCAACCCAACGCAAATGACGCTAGTTACTGGTTTAGCAGGTAAATCAATTGGAGCTAATTGGAACACTTCTAGGGTTATAACACATACAGTAACTTTTTCAAACTCAAATCATAGGCGATGGTTTTTCAATGCAGGTGGATATATAAGATTTTCCATAGGAATGTCATATTCAGGATCTCAAACAAAGACACTTGATTGGGTGAATATATGTTCAAGATTTAATGGTTATACTTATGCCTATTCCCAATGGAATAATGGCTCAGGCACAGGAACACTTTCTACTTATACTGGCGGTAGTGCTAGCTCAGTATATAATGATAATTATGCAAATATGGCAGTGTCATTCCCAAATGCAAATAGCATAACCTTTACACAAAATTATGTTGATGCTGATGTTGGAAGAAAATCTGGAAATCCATATTGGGTTGCAGCATATGATGAGCAAGTGTTAGGTACTATAAACTCATCAGTGTCTGTTTATTATCCAACAGGGTCCTCATCAGTTTCATTAGCTCGCCCTTCAGTAGGATAACCACTTTTTATACTACCGTTTGTTGAATAAACTATATACATAAAAGGAGTTATGTATGGACGAACGGCTAGAAAAAGCATTAGAGTTTTCCAATTTTATGGTTACTCTAAACAACCAAAAAAGAATTTTCCAAGAAACATACTATCAAGATATACTCCATTATCATAAAGGCGCTCAGTTTTCTGTAAATCAACAGTTAATTTGTTTTGTCAAGATTATGCTAATGGAGGAGCAAGAGTCTGTAGTTTTAATTGACGATAATGATCGGCCCGTTGAGATTGAAGATTTGCAAGCGTTCTATGATACAATTTTAAGTGTATATGTTGAAGCTAGTAATTCATATATGAGCAAATATAATCATCTAATCAAAAATAGATCAATAGAAAAAATGGTAGAACTATGAAAAGTCGTGGGGCTCTTGTTGTAGCAAGAAATAACCCAAATATTGATTATTTAAAACAAGCAGCATTTCTAGCTCAAAGATTAGATCATTATTTAAATATTCCTACATCAGTTATTACTGATAGCCCAGAATGGGTAGTGGTAAATGGTTATGCAGATATATTTGATAGAATTATACCAATCGTATGGGAAGATAAAGAATCATTACCAGGTAAAAATGTTATGGCTAGAACAAGCCCTCATTATACTTGGGAAAATGTTAGGCGATATTATGATGGTGTTTTGTCACATAAAGCATTGCCATTTAAAAATGAAGCTAGAACTTCGGCATATGACGCTACACCATATGATGAAACAATTCTAATAGACAGTGATATGTTTATTATGAATGATGATTATAAACATTGCTTTGAACAAGATCATAACTTTCTCATCTATGATAAAAGTTATGACTTAGCAGGGTTTAGAAACCCAATGGAATTTAAATATATTAGTCAGCCTAGTATTAAGTTTTATTGGGCAACAGTTGTGTTTTTTAGAAAGTCTAAAGAAAATGAGATCTTCTTTGAGTTGTTAAAGCACATACAAGATAACTGGTATCATTATAGAGCTATTTTCCAAATACCAACAGCTTTATATCGTAATGATTTTGCATTTAGTATAGCAATTCATATTATGAACGGGTATGAAGAAGGAACATTTTCAATGCCAATGCCAGGCAAGTTATTTTTTACAGCAGATAAAGATATTCTATGGGATGCTGACAGGGATCGTATAAATTTTTTATTGGAAAAAGAAGATTATCCAGGAGAATATACAATATGCCAATGGCGTAATGAAAATATTCATGTTATGAATAAATTTAGTTTAGAACGATATATTGATAAGGTGTTGCATGTCTAAAGGTTTTGTAATATATGCCAGTGGAAAAGAATATGTAAAGCAGGCTTATATTTGTGCTATTAGTATAAAAGAAAAAGGAAACTCATATCCAGTAACAATTGTTACTTGTGATAAGATAGATGACGAGCAGAAAAAGGTATTTGATAGCGTAGTACCAATACCTTGGCACGAGCATGACAATACTCGATATCAAGTTTTGAATCGATGGAAGACTTACCACGCCTCACCTTATGATGAGACAATTGTATTAGATGCTGATACTGTAGTAACACAAAATATTGATGATTGGTGGAAGTTTTTTAGTAAGTATGAGTTATTTTTTCCATCTAGAGTTTATACATATCGAGGCGAGTTAGTTACAGGACATTATTATCGTAAAGCATTTGTAGAAAATAATTTGCCAAGTATATATACAGGAATACATTATTTTAGAAAAGATGATTTGGCGCATGAATTTTTTAAATGGTTAGAACTTATATCTAATAATTGGGAATTGTTTTATGGGCAATACTGTAAAGATTATTATCCACCAGCACCAAGTATGGATGTATCTACAGCAATTGCAATTAAAATTTTAGAGTTAGATCAAACAGTAACTAATAATAAAACTAATCTTATAAATTTTGTTCATATGAAAGAACGAATACAAGGTTGGGCAAATATTCGATCTACTTGGTTGAAGCACGTTGGGGTTTATTTAACAGAAGATTTAGATTTAGTGATTGGTAATCATTTTCAAAGAGGCGTTTTTCATTATGTTGATTCTGATTTTTTATCTAAAGAAATAGTTGATATATATGAAAGGAAATATTTTCCTAACAAAGTTTATGAAGAAATAGTACAAGGTATTGTATCATGAGTTATGTTTGTTTTAATGTTCGAGAAGGAAATATATTAGCAATAACAAATAATAAACCAGATGATTTAGATTTTGACTGTGAATGGAAATCTATAATAGTTGATGTTGCTGAGGTTGAAGATATTCTATTAGGAAATGAAGACTACGCAAATTTTATAGTAATATATGATCGAACGTATCTTGGTTATAAATTAAAGCGTAAAGAAATTATACCAGTTGATGAATTAAATATACAAGAAATTGTTTATAAAATTCCACAAGTTCATAAGGACTTAGATGCTGATATTAAGATAATACAAGATATTGATACAACTTGTTGGAAAGTTTATGTTGGTAAAGATGCCGCTGGAAAACTTAGAGCAGAGTTTGCTAGTTTAAAGTTAGTTTTACATTTTTCAGTAACTCAATATAACAATCCTAATATATTATATCGTATATTAAAAGTAGATTTAGAGAAATTAGTAAATGAGCATCATTGTGTCCTTCATTTTGAAGAAGACTGGGAATATGATCCATATTTTCCAGTGAGTATTTTTACAGTAAGACGATTTGACAATTACACATATCAAAGAGTAGTGGATTATGGAGAAAGTATTTAAGGTATTGGATTACGATATAATTTATTTAAGTTATGATGAACCAAATGCTGAACAGAATTATGCTGATTTATGTAAGAAAATACCATGGGCAAAAAGAGTTCATGGCGTAGAAGGCTCGGATGCGGCACACAAAGCCTGCGCAAATTTATCTGAGACTGATAGATTTGTTACTATAGACGGCGATAATAGAATTAGAGAAGATTTTCTTACGCAAGAGATTAATTTTGGCGATCATTATGAGCTAGAAGATAAAGTTATTAGTTGGTGTGGGTATAATGTTATCAACGGACTTATGTATGGTAACGGCGGAGTAAAATGTTGGCCCAAAGATTTTGTGCTAAATATGCGAACACACGAAAACGCAGATCCAAATAATCCACACGCTCAAGTAGATTTTTGCTGGGATGTAGAATACATTCAAATGAATTCTTGTTTCTCTGATATTTACAATAACGCAACACCACAGCAAGCATGGCGAGCAGGATTTAGAGAAGGCGTAAAGATGGCACTAGATCAAGGAGTAAAGCCATCTTTGGAAGACTTCAAAAATAACCACTGGAAAAACCTCCACAGGCTGTTTATTTGGCTTATGGTGGGTAACGATGTTGAGAATGGAATGTGGGCGATCTTGGGCGCTAGACAGGGCCTATACAAGACGATGTGCACCGACTGGGATTATGTTCAAGTAAGAGACTTTACTTACCTAAATAAATTATGGAATGAAGAAGTTAGTAAGCTAACCGAAACAGATGCTGAAGGAGAGATTATTTGGTTTGGCAGATTATTAGAAGAAGAATTAGATTTACCAATTGATAGAAAACCTTTAACAGAAAAGCAAAGTATATTTTTCAAAACAGTATATCAAAACCCATCTAGGATTTCAAGAGCAGTAATTGATCCGGAGATAGGATGAGAGAAAATCAGCGAGGAGATCAAGTCTCGCTAGTTGAAGGACGATATGTTTCAAAATATTTTAAAGATAGTAAAGAGACACTAACGGATCTCAATGCCGTTAGTCCGTCATTCTGCCTAGCAAAATGGTTCAATGTATCAATTCATATCCCAACAGGGCAGACTCACAGTTGTTATCATCCTCAGTCTCACGCTATACCATTAGACGAGTTAGCGGCTAATCCAGATGCTATACACAACACTAGCCATAAAATACAGCAGCGGCATAAGATGTTGGAAGGAGAGCGTCCAAAAGAGTGTAGTTACTGCTGGGATATTGAAGATCAAGGCAATATAAGTGACAGAGCTTACCGCAGCAATGATGTTCAAGAGGAAGGACTAATACAAAAAGCATTAGACAACATTCAGCACCCAACTCCACGCTATATGGAGGTAAATTTTAATCAGGCTTGTAACTTTAAGTGTGCATATTGCTCACCGCATTTATCTACTGAATGGCTAAAGGAGGTACAAGAGTATGGCGGTTACAAATTATCATCAGGAACGCATAATGATAAAGGTTGGGTAGATAGATTAGGGATTGACAATAGCCCAGACAATCCATACGTTCAATCGTTTTGGGAATGGTGGCCCACTGTATATAAGGATCTAAAAACATTTAGAATGACAGGCGGTGAGCCACTAATGGATAAGAATACTTTCAGAGTATTTGATTATGTAAAACAAAATCCAAATCCAGAACTTAATTTGTGTATTACAAGTAATTGTTGCCCACCAGGCAATCAATGGAATAAGTTTATGGTTGCTATAAAAGAGATAGCAAATGAAGAAACGCTCAATCACTTTCAACTATATTGTAGCTTAGATACTTGGGGAGAGCAAGCAGAATATATCCGTAACGGTTTAGATTATGAGATATTAAGAAAAAATATTGTACAATTTTTAACAGAGTGCAAAAATCATAGCTTAGGATTTATAATTACATCAAATTTGCTCAGTCTTCCTAATTGGTGTAAGTTTATAGAGACTATTCATGAGCTACGATGTAAAGTAAATAAAGAGAGACAACTAATATGGTTTGATACTCCAATGCTACATCATCCTAATTGGCTAAGTATGAGATTAGCAACTCCAGAGATGTTGAATAATTTACAACTTAGTATAGATTTTATGGAAAATAATAAAGAGACTTCCAATAATAGATTTAAAGGTTTTAAGGATTTTGAGATTGATAGAGTAAGACGATTATATGATTGGGCTAAACATCCTTTTAGTGCTGAAGAAGATGAGAAACATAAGATAGACTTTTATTTATTTTTTACTGAACATGATAAAAGGCGCAATACAAATTTTACAAAAACATTTCCAACTATGATAAAATTTATGAACCAGTGTAAGGAGTATTATGAGCAAAGGAGATGATCACGTTCGAGAAGCAAGAGATGTTGCAAAGAGACTGAATGCAGTAGGTCCAGGGTTTTGTGCTATGAAGTGGCTACATCAAACTTTATATTTACATACAGGTGATAATCATAGTTGTTATCATCCACGTCCCCATCATATTCCTTTACATACTCTAAAAGATAACCCGTCTGCTTTGCATAATACTAACTGGAAAAAAGAACAACGAAAAACAATGTTAGAGGGTGGACGCCCTGCTGAGTGTTATTATTGTTGGAATATTGAAGATTTAGAAGGAGATCATTTATCAGATAGAATGTTCCATAGCTCTAGCTCGTTTGCTGAGCCAATGATTGAAAAATTAGCAGAGCTTCCTTGGGATGCTAATATAAATCCAAGATATTTAGAAGTATCGTTTGGCAATGGTTGTAATTATAGATGTGGTTACTGCTGTCCACAAGCAAGCACAATGTGGATGGAAGAAATTGAGACATACGGCAATTATGATTTGACATATAATCAATATGGAACAGAGTTTTTGCGAAGCGGAAACTATTATGGACCAAATGAAGATAATCCATATATTGAGGCGTTTTGGAAATGGTGGCCCAGTTTGAAAAATGATTTATGGACACTTCGTATTACTGGCGGGGAGCCACTAATGAATCCTGGAGCTATGAAGTTTTTTGATTTATTAGAAAATGAACCATCGCCTAACTTAGAGATTAGCTTAAATAGTAATTTAGGTGTTACTACAAAAAAGATTGATAGGTTGTTTGATCGGATACGAAGTTTATTAGATCAAAATAAAATTAAGAAATTTAGACTCTTTACAAGTATTGATACATGGGGACCACAAGCTGAGTATATGCGTACTGGAATGAAGTTAGATCATTGGGAGCGCAATCTTAGAAAAGCAATGGAGATGGAATTTGAAGTAAGTCTTATGTGTACATTTAATGTTTTATGTGTTACAAACTATAAATCGTTTTTATATAAAATGAAAGAATGGAGAGCTGATTATGGCAAAGAGGCTATTTCATTTGATGTTCCATATCTTAAAGAACCACCTCATTGGATGATTAATATTTTGCCCGAAAGTTTTATGGAATATATGCATGATACTTTAGAGTTTATTAATAGTGACTCTGATTTTTTACCAGCAGAGTATGAGAGATTTAAACGAGTCACAAATTATATGAAAACTAATCCAGTTGAGCATAGTAAAATTTTACAAGGACAAAGAGATTTTTATTCATTTTTTACAGAAAATGATAAACGATTAGGAACTGATTTGTTAGCTACATTTCCTGAGTATAAAGATTTTTATTATCATTGTAAAGATGTTTATGAGAACTACGAAAAATGAGTTATGTATATTATAATAATGACGGCTCAATAATAGCAGCATCAAATGATTTGTTAACAGATTTTGCAAATGCCAACATTTTAGAAATTGAGTTTGAAAAAATAGAAAAATTGTTAGTTGGAGAGCATTTACCATCAGAGTATAATGTTTATAAAAATAAACTAGTCTATAAAAAAGAGAAAGTAGAATCAACATGGAAGTTAAAGGCTATTACATTTTTTTATAAATATTTGAGAAGAGTTGAATCATATTATAATACCTATCATGACATACTTAAATATAAAGTAGCATTAATGACAACGACACCATATAGTCCCCCATCTAAATCTCTTTATCATCGTCCCCCATCTAAACCTATTCATCCAACAAGATGTGTTAATCCATATCTAAATTTAACAATACATCCAAGTGGTAAAGTTAAAGTATGTTGTATGAGTCATAAGTGGCTCACTACTGATTCTGGAGAGACTACTTTAAATAATGCTAGTTTGTTAGATTTTTGGAATTCAAAAGACAGAAAACGATTTATAAAACAATTAGAGAGTAAAATACAAGTTCCTGAATGTAAGGCTTGTTGGACTGAAGAAGCAGCAGGAAAAGATAGTAAAAGATTGCGAGATAATGCAGCATACAAACACATACCACACGATGAACAGTCTTTTCCAATAGTATTAGATTTAGGTATGGGAAACTTATGTAATTTAAAATGTCGTATTTGTTCAGCAGTTCATAGTACACCTATGTTAGCTGAAGAAGCTGAAATGTTGCAGCCAAACGATGTTGTTGGTTATATGAATCAAGATAAGTTCCGTATTACTCGTGAAAGTTTTGATCCTAATAATTCGTATGTTTGGGAAGATATAAAACCATTTCTAAAAAATGCTATGAGGTTTGATTTCTCAGGCGGAGAGCCTTTTTATATTGATTCGCATTGGCGTATAATAGATCATTGTGTAGAGAATGATTATGCGAAAGAACAAATAGTTCATTACAATACAAATGGATCAATATTTCCACAAAAGCATATTCACAAGTTAGATAAATTCAAATTAGTTGATATACAAATAAGTTCAGATGGTATAGGTAAACAATTTGAATATTTGAGAAGTGGTGTATCATTTGAATTGTCAGAACAAAATATAGATAAGTTTTTAGAAAGAAAAAAAGAAAGTAAAACTAATTGGTTATTAGGTGCTTGTCTAAGTGTAAGTGCTTTCAATGTTTTTGATTTTTTTGAAACTTATGAGCATTATACAGCAAAAGGTTTAGGGGTATATGTTAATTTTGTTCATGATAATGGTGGAATACGAGTGCTACCAACAGAAGTTAAAAATCATTTGATAGATAAACTTCAAAGGACTGAAAGTAAGTATAACAAAGCAGATTGGCGTAAAGTAAAAAACTCAATATCAAGTATATTGAATAATACTGAGTTCGTAGAAGAAGATTGGCTTTGGTTTTGTAATAGATTTCAAAGTTTAGATAAAGTGAGAGAGGAAAGTTTTGAACAAACTTTTCCAGAATACTATAAGTTATTAAAGGAATATATAAATGTTTAATGGTAGCAAATATCAAGTCCATTGGGAACCATCAGATAGATGTAATAGTCGGTGTCCAATGTGCCCAAGGTATGATGACAGAGGTTATGAGACAAAGCATTTAGCAAATACTGAATGGACCTTAGCTCAGTTTAAGAAAGCATGGCCCTTAGATTTTTTATCTGTGAATCTTAAGAAAATATTATCGTGTGGTAATTTTGGAGATCCTTGTGCCTGTCGAGAGTTTGTGGATATTTATGAGTATGTTAGGGAAATAAATCCAACAGTTGGTTTAGCTTGTAACACAAATGCTAGTCTTAGGCAAACAGATTGGTGGGCTAGGTTAGGTGCTGTTATGACAAAAGAGCAAAATGCAGGAAACTACTGTACGTTTAGTATAGATGGTTTGAAGGATACTAATCATATATATAGGCGTAATACAGATTTTGATAGGATTATAGAAAATGCTAAAGCATTTATTGATGCAGGCGGAGTAGCTCATTGGGATTTTATAGTATTTAGGCATAATGAGCATCAAGTAGAAGAAGCTAGAGATTTAGCTCGATCAATGGGATTTGAAAACTTCAATGTAAAGAAAACAACCCGTTGGCAACGATATGATGATGGTATTGGCAGTTATAAAGTATATCACAATGGCGAATACAAATATGATTTGCAACAACCATCTGATAAAGCATTTAGACATCACTTTGAAGATGCTACTATGTTCCAAGGGGAAGAGAGACAATCTTTTAGACCCAGTGATTTTCAAAATATGGTTGGGAGACATAATTCTGAAAGAAGATGGGTAGGTGATAGTTGGCAAGACATTGATTTACATAAGTTAAATATTGCGTGTCGTAGCTCAGCTGGGGCTCGTATAAATTATTATAATGAGATTTATATTTCAGCAGATGGAACTGTTCATCCTTGCTGTTATTTAGGAAGTGAGATAGTAAAAAGTCATAATGAAGTAGCAGATCAAAATTATTTAGATATGTTACAACTTGATGGCGGTTATGAGATGTTTAATATGCATAAGTATAACTTATGGGATATCTTAGATAGAAAAACATTTAGGGAATATTTACCTAGCTCGTGGGATTTAGAAAAAGGAAATGTTTCAATGCGTCCTCAAAAATGTGGAGCGTGTTGTGGTGTTGAATGGAATTGTTTAGATTACGGTGAGCTTGGCGATAAAAATGAAGGTTACTTTGTAAAAGAAGATACAAAAATTGAAGCACAGGAATCAGAAAATGAAATCTAGCAATTATTGCGTACTGCCATTTAAAAGTTTTAGCACAAATCCATCAGGTGAGATCAGAGTATGTTGTAATAATGGACACATGCCAGCCCCGTATCAAAAAATATCTGAAACTGAAGATGTATTGAATAGTAGGTTTATCCAAGATATTAGGCAACAGTTTATTAATAATGAAAAACCAAGCATATGTGATAGATGCTGGAAACAAGAAGAAGCACAAGTTCGTAGTTTTCGTCATTATGCAAATAATGATTTACTTTTTGGTATAAAAGATGATGACGAGTCATCTAAGGCTAACGTTAAAGTTTCTTTTGAAGATATAGAGTATTGCGATATTAGCATAGGAAATCATTGTAACCTTGCTTGTAGAATGTGCAACCCTTTTAGTAGTAGTCTAGTTGGTAAAGAATTTGCTTCTATGGAAGGACTTCCAGAACCAAATTTAATAGGCCCAACACCAGATGAGAAGAAAAAAATATATGAGATTTTAGAAAAAGCAGTAAATTTAAATACTGTTTATTTGTTAGGCGGTGAGCCGTTGATTACAGATTTACATGAAGAAATATTAGATTTATTAATTGATTCAGGTAAAGCTCAGAATGTTGTTCTTAGGCTTAGCACTAATTTGCAAACAAATAAACTAGATAAGTTTATTGAGAAATGGGTTAAGTTTAGGCAATTAGCGATTCAAGTTAGTATAGATGGTTATGACAATATGTATGAGTATATTAGATGGCCCGGCAAATGGAGTAAAATAGATGAGAATTTTAGACATTTGATAGATGCTACAAAATTATCAAAAAGAAAATTGCTCCCAAGTATCGCAACTACTATTCAAAATATAAACTGCCATAGTATTTTAGATTTGGTAGAAAATTATTGTATGACAAATAGATATCCAGTATCGTTTTATTTTATACCAGTAACTTCAGGCGAGGATTTATATATGACTCCAAAGAAGACTTTGATGGAGGTTTTTAAGAGACAAGAAAGGTTACAGCACAAACTGGGAGGATATATACCTTTAAGTGATTTAGAAAAATATTTAACAAGTGCTATGAGTCGAAAACCTACTAAAGATGAAGTAACGAAATTTTTTGACAAGTATAAAAAGTTTGATATTAGACGAAAACAAAATTTATTTGAGGCTGCTCCTTTTATGGAAAATTTAGCTAAGGAGTTTAAGATTAAGACATGGTGATAAAATCATTAGAAGTTGTAAATAAGAATCCTGCAATATTGCATGTAGAAATTTATCCATTTACTAGTAAAGAGATTTTAGGTAGGTTGATGAATAGAAACAATTATGAAACTCAAACCCAAAGGGGTGGATATGGAGAGTTGTCTATATCTTCTTCTAGAATGCCTATGAAGCAAGATTCTGAGTTACACAAAAAAATTAATAAACCAGAGTTTAAAAAAGAGTTTGGTTTTGAGGTATCGTGGCAATTCTTACAATTAGAAACTATCCGATACCCAATGACAACGCCTTATAAAAATCGTTATAAACGATATTATGAGCAATTGTTGGAACATGAGTTTAGAGTAGAACCTACAATAGATTTGTCAGGTTACTATTTAGATTCTCATATAGATAATAGATATATAATGTGGTCTGGTAGTATAAATTTAATAGAAAATCAAAACTCAACAGTTCTTTTTGATAAGGATCAACAACTTGGTAATGGACATCTTAACTCAACACCAATATATGAAGGAAGTAGAAAACGTTGGGAAGGAACTTGTTGGTTAAACACCGAAATTACTTGGCATGGTGTTACGCCAGTCCCAGAGGGCGCTGATAGACATACACTACTTCTTAATCAGTTTTTAATATCACCGCCCGTCTGTTAAAATGGCTAAATCCAGGTACTTCCGTCTTTATTAAATGTTTTGCCATTATCTTTAGGTTCTATTTTTTCTATAACATTGAGTATTGCTTCAGCATCTTTAACCTCATCACCTTTTGGAAACCAAATAGGATTGATAGCAAAAAATATTCCAGGATGTGCAGAGGCAAACCCTCTCATAATAAACAAATGCATAGATTTCATAGATCCGTACCCGGCATAACCCCAATGATTTGGATCCTTCCCGTCAATCAAACCTGTTAGCATCCAACCAACTTTTGTTGATTTATTTATAGAGTTTGTTAGCTTGTGAACTAACCGATATGACATCATACTATCTCTTTTCAATATATCTGCCCAGCTATCTTCTGAAAACATACAGTTAGGCCTAAACCATTCATTGTTAGGACCGCCTCCTCCATTTTGATTAAAGAAAATTAGATCATAAGTTTTCTGTGATAAGTTTTCAGATATTGTATCAACTACTGGTCCAGTATATTGCTGCCAATCTACTTTGTGAGGATTGACATTTGGAGTGCCTGAGAAATTGTCAGAGCTTGTAATCAAATCAATGTGATAATTTTTTGTTAGTAAGTAACGGGTAAAGTCTGCTCCCCATTTACTACCACAACCAATTAATAGAGCATTTTTCATTAGGTGCCTTTCTTCTAAATAAATACTACTATTATTTATTAAACCTTTTTATGTATGATATATTTTATATAGGCCCAAAGAACGATTCTTACCAAAAGCTAAAAAATAAAATTCTAACATTACGACAAGCTGATACTTTTGAGAGTGCTAATAAAAAATGCATTACTAAATTCTTTTGGTGTGTTTGGGATGATATTATAATAGAGGATGATTTTACATTTGATTATGCACCAGATGAGTGGAGTCAAGATGTACCTCATGTTTTTAAGAATGGTGCGTTATATGATGGTGTATGGTTAGTTCCAAAGAAAAATACTATAAGAACTAAAGAGATTGAGTATAGATTTTTAGTAAGTAAAAAAGAAATCCCAATTGTTGCAAGCACTCCTCGACCTTATGAGATTTTTATTATCGATACTATGGAGCAGTATGAGCAAGCATTGGCAAGCTCTAAGACAGAAATGTTTTTTGGTGTTTCATCTATGGTTGATATAATTGATATGCCTGACGTTTATTTTAGAGTAAGCAAAGCTGAAGAATATAATAGGAAAGAAAATCATGCTTGGTTAAACGATGTATGTGGTGAACTAAAATATGATGGATTATACTTATTTTCCAAACATAAACCTGTATCAAAAAAAGAGATAGAATATAGACATCTTGTTTATAAAAAAGAATACGAAACTATAGCAACAAGAGCAAGTAAATATCCAATATATACAATTGATACATATGATGACTATGAACATGCTCTAAATACTTGTAAAACTGAAATGTTTTTTGGAACAAGTAAGGGCATTGATATATTAGATTTTGATTTTGATATTTTTTATACATATAGGGGCAATGAGTTTGAATATGAAAGAAAAGAAAATCACGCCTTCAAAAATATATGTAACGGGGAAGAAAAATATAATGGTATATTCTTGTTATCAAAACATAAACAGTTGTCAAAAAGAGAGCTACAATTTAGACATATTGTATATAAAAAGGAATGGAACATTGTAGCTAGTAAGCATAAGCCATATGATGTAGTGTTTATGAGTTATGATGAAGAATATGCTGATGAGAATTATGAGAATTTATTAAAGAAAGCACCTCACGCTACCCGTGTTCATGGAGTAAAAGGAATTCACCAAGCTCATATAGCAGCAGCAAAACAGTGTTCATCAGAAATGATTTGGATTGTAGATGCTGATGCTATAATAATGGATGATTTTAATTTTGAGTTGTTTGTAGAAAAATGGGATAGAGAAACTGTTCATGTTTGGCGCTCTAAAAATCCTATAAATGATTTAGTGTATGGTTATGGCGGGGTAAAACTTTTTCCAAGAGAGCTTACAATCAATATGGACACTAGTAAGCCAGATATGACAACTAGCATTACACACAAGTTTAAGGCAATGCCAGCAATATCAAATATTACAGCATTCAATACAGATCCGTTCAATACTTGGAAGTCTGCGTTTAGAGAATGTTGCAAGCTAAGTTCAAAAATTATTGATAGGCAAAGGGCTAAGGAAACAGAAGAAAGATTACATATATGGTGTACTGTAGGGGATGATAAAGAGTTTGGAGAATATGCTATATCTGGAGCTAAAGCAGGAGCAGCATATGGCTCTAGAAATAAAGAAAATTTAGAAGCACTAAAGAAAATAAACGATTTTGATTGGTTAAAGAATTATTATAATGAAATCTAAATATATTTTTATAACAGGCGCTCCAGGAAGCAAGTGGAGTAGCTACAGCCAAAAAATAAGGCAATGGGATACAATAGATAACTCAGATTGTAATCAGCTTCGATCTTATACCCACAATCAATTCTCAGGACATAAAGGGGTGTACTTTGGCCCTGAGATGGAATACGGCGATTGGCTCAAAGATGGGTTTTATCCTAACAAACTAGAAGAAGATGTAAAGTCAATATGGACAGGAGATGGGCAAAAAATATTGATGAGCCATAATTGGTGTTATTACTTTGATGAAATTTTATATGCTTATCCCACAGCAACAATCATAACAGTGCAGAGAAAAAATGATAAGTGTTTTGAATGGTGGAAACAGGCAGGTGGTTGGGGAATTACATACCCTAGCTATAGTTGGTATAAAAATGATGATAGGATGAAAGAAGAAATTAGTAAGCAAAATAAATGTATTGAAGATTATATTGAGAAACATAAATTAGAGAGAACATATTTTGAAGATATAACATCAACTATAAATATAAAATGAAAAATATTGAATGGCAAGACGATAGAGATATATATGGAAGAATGTTGTTACTTACAGATTCTTTTTTGTTTAATGGGTTGCGTAATGCTGTAGATCATTATGATGCAGATTTTACAGATGCATTAACCTGGGGGCAGCTAAAAAGTAAAAGATGGTTATTACAAGAATTGCACAAATGCAATAAAGAAGATTTAGGAACTGTCTTTTTATGTGCTGGTTGGTATGCTATTTTAGCTGGTATGCTATTTGAAGATAGTTTTAATATAGATAGAATATTATCATTTGACATTGATGTAGATTGCGTTCCTATTGCTGAAACAATCAATAAAAAATATGTATCAAAAGATTGGCAATTTAAAGCACTCCAATACGATATACATGATATAACATATAAAGATTTTTCTTGGACATTTTGGAGTAATAAAAATAATAGGATGAGCTATCCTATAACTGAATCTGCTGATACTGTTATCAATACAAGTTGTGAGCATATTGATAACTTTAAATTGTGGTATGATTCTTTACCTTTTGGCATATTACTAATACTACAAACAAATAATTATTTTGAAATAGAAGATCATATTAACTGCTCAGAGTCATTAGAGAATTTTGCAGCCAGTACACCAATGGATAAAGTGTTATATGAAGGTGAGTTAGATTGTAACAAATATACAAGGTTTATGAGGATAGGAATAAAGTAAATGTACAAGTATTCAGACATCCGCCAAATCCACTTAGAGGTTACCCAAAAATGCAATGCCTCCTGTCCAATGTGCGATAGGAACCAAAATGGGGGTGATATTAATCCACATATAAATCTAGATGAACTAACATTACAAGACTGCCAAAAAATATTTGAGCCAGAGTTTATACAACAATTAGACGCTATGTATATGTGCGGTAATCTTGGAGATCCAATAATTGCTAAAGATACAATAAAAATATTTGAATATTTTAGGGATCATAATGAGCATATGTGGCTGTCTATGAATACGAACGGCGGCGCACGGGACAGAGAGTGGTGGCAAATGCTCGCTAGGATACTTAGAAAGCCCGCTGTTGTGATTTTTTCAGTAGATGGGTTAGCTGATACTAATCATTTATATCGTCAAGGTGTGATATGGGAACACGTTGAAATGAATATGAGGGCGTTTATTGAAGCAGGCGGCAGGGCTCGTTGGGATTTTTTAGTATTTGAACATAATCAACATCAAATAGAAGAAGCCAGGGCATTGGCAGAGAGTTGGGGAGTAGAAAGATTTGTAACTAAAAAGACAGCTAGGTTTGTGACAGCTAATGCAAAGCCAAAAGAAAACCACCAAGCAGTAAATCGTAAAGGCGAAAAAACACAAGAGCTAAAAAAGCCAACTGAAGAATACCAAAACGCCGCTGCGAAAAAATTACCAGACCTTATTGAAAAATATGGCACGATAGAAGATTATACATCTAAAGTTCCTATTGAGTGTAAAGTTAAAAAAGATAATAGTTTATTTGTTTCAGCAGAAGGTTTATTATTGCCTTGTTGCTGGACTGCCGGTAGAATGTATAAATGGTGGTTAGAAAATCCATATAAAGAACAAATCTGGGGATATATTAATCAAGCTGGCGGAAAAAGTAGTATCAATGCTAAGAAAGTGGGGATGAAAGCAGTGTTTGAAACAGGAATATTTGATTCTATAGAAAAATCTTTTACTAATAATAGAATGAGAGTTTGTGCGCTAAAATGTGGAGTTGAACTTGATTTAGTGAAGTCTCAATATGAGTAATACATTTTGTGCTTTGCCATTTGTTCATTCTTGTGTTAGAGTAGGCGGCACAATGTCTCCTTGTTGTAGATTTCATGACTCGGCATATTTAATAGACGGTATGAATCCTAGAGAATATTTTGACTCAAGACATCTTGAAGATATTCGTAAGAAAATGATAGCTGGTGAAAAGTTAAAAGGTTGCGCCAAGTGTTATCAAGAAGAAGAATTAGGTAAAAAGAGTATGAGGCAACATGCAAATAATGAGTATAAAAAATTTGCTGGAACGATATACCCTAACAGAGAAATTAAGTTTATAGAAGTTAGTTTTGACAATTTGTGTAATATGGCGTGTGTGTCTTGCACACCGATAGAAAGTTCTAAATGGGGAGAGTATTTAGAAGAACTAAATTATGATAATAAACTAGGTAGCAGATACAAACAATCTCCAGTTTCAATAATAGACATAGATTATACAGATAATGATTATACTACCACTGATAAAATAAAGTTATTAGGTGGTGAGCCTTTTTTAAATGTTAAGAATATTGAGTTTTTAGAAAAATTTCAGTTAGAACAATTACATTTTATGATGCACACTAATTGCTCTTTAGTACCAAATAAAAAATGGAATGAGTTACTTGAAAAAATAAGGTTATTGCAAATAACATTATCTATTGACGGTATGGGTGAGGTAGCAGAGTTTTCGCGATATGGGGTTGAATGGAATCAGGTTGAACGGGCATTGGATTGGTTTATAAAGTTCAAGGAAAAGAAGAAATATCAAGATATAAAGAAAGGTAAAGGTGTATATCTATCTGTACATTCAGTAATTCATATTTTTAACATATTTGATCTTAATAATTTTAAAAATTATCTTATTGATAAACAGTTGAGATATAATTTTGATATACTCAGTAATCCGCACCATTTAGATATAAAGATATTACCAAAGCAAATAAAAGAACAGCTAATAGATACAATTGATTATGCTTATATACGAAACTATTTAATAAAAAATATTGATTATGTAGATAATGATAGTTTAGATAGATTTTTTATTTACGCAGAACGATTACAAAAAAGACAGCATTTTAATTTTGTAGATACTATAGTAGAGGAGATTAAAAAATGCAATGGTTAGATATTTTAAAAAATAAAAAACAAATACATTATTTTAGTAATAGAACAGTTGATAAGCAACTTATTGTAGATATATTAGATGAGTTGCATGAGTATTGCCCGTCTAAGCAAAATAAAACACCATACACTATCAAAGTTGTTCCATCAGAAGGTAATGAAAGCCTAAAAGAAGCCATATTTTATAATACTTGGTGTGATTCACCGAGCCCATCAGATCCAAGAAATACACAAGTATTAGCTCCTTATACTTTTTTATTTAAGACTACTACTTTGGAGCCAATTGGAATGATCGAGATAGGAATAGCATCTACTTTTATTGCTTACGCAGCAATATCTAGAGGATTGTCAATTGGATTTTGTGAATGCTATAAAAAAGACGATATTGATTTGATGTTAGGAATTGGATATCCAATAGTTGGTGATGAGACATTTTATCACCCATTGCAAAAAAAGAAAAAGCAGCATCATTTCGAAGAGGAAGGACCAAAAAAGCAAGATAGCTCAGAATATATTTTATGGGTATAATATTAAGATAAATATGATTATTGCAATTGTTGGGTGTAGTTATACTCACTATAAAGATAGCGACTCTTTATTTGGCACTTATCCATATTTTTTATCTAAAAGTTTTCCAAATTATAATATAGTAGATTTATCTACGCCAGGTGGGAGTAATGATAGTGCATATTTGAGATTACAATGGTATGAGCAGAGATATGGCAAAGTCATTGATAAAGTCATTATGCAAGTTACCCACTTATATAGAACATTTATTCATTCTAAAGCAGAGGTAAAAAGTATACAGTTAAAAGATATAGATTTATTTGATGAAATAGATACTAAAAATAATTATTTTTATACAAATGGGTCTGTAAATAAAATTGTTGGAAGACATATGAGTATGAATAGTTCTGAACCAAATTTAAAGTGGATTGACAATCATCTCGGTAAAAATTTTAAACAATCTAAAGAAATAGAGTTAGCTACGTGGAAATCACAATGGCAAACAAAACAGTCTGTAGATTTGATTAATGCTACATATGATTCTATATTTTTTGATTGGCATAATAGCACAAAATATAATATGAGTTTTATGCCTTATCGAAAAGATGTTTTACATTTAGGATCCGTAGAAGATTTATTAGGTACTGATTATTTTGAAAAACACGGCAAAGAGATAACATATCATTTTGGAAAAGTAGAGCAGAAACAAATTGCAGATATGATAGGCGAAATACTGTGGAAATAAAAATAGATAACAAAGTTCCATTTTGTTTTGCCCCTTGGGTTGGATTGCATGCAAGAGCAACTCAAAAAATTGATGAACCAAAAAAATTAAGGTATGCGCCTTGTTGTGCTTGGCAAAGTGATTTTGTAGATGATATACAGTTTACAGATATCAAAGAAAAAATGTTAAGACAAGATATCTCTATTATTAAATCCTGTAAAGAATGTATAGATGAAGAAAGAGTTAGCCAATGGTCCGAGAGGTTAAACTATAAAAGAAAAGTAAATGAAAAAAATTATTTTACTTTAGATAAAATAAATTGGCTAGATGTTCGTCCTTCAAATTTATGTAATCTAAAATGCATTATTTGTACAGCACATAATTCATCTATGATTGCAAAAGAAGAAAACATTCAATATCATGATGCCTCATTGGATGATTTAAAAAAGTTAGATTTATCAGATGTTAAACAGCTTAAAATTTTAGGTGGAGAGCCTACTATACAAGCATCAGCATTAAGTTTTATTGACTATATGTGTGACACTTACGATGTGTCAAACATGCAGTTACATATTACATCTAATGGAACAAATATAAATGAGAGTTTAATTAATAAGTGTCTTCCATTTAATGAGTCAATTTATACTATAAGCATTGATGGTACAGGTAAGGTATTTGAATACATTAGGAAAAATGCAGATTGGGAATCAGTAAGACAAAATATATTATTTTTGAAAGATATGACTACTAAACATAAAAATATAGTTTTGGACTTACAATCAACTATAGGAGCTATTGCTTTTGTTACAGTTAATAAATGGCTAGAAGAGTTTATTGGGTTAGATGTACCTTCTAGGTTTTTTCTCGCTCAAGGTAAAAGAAATTCTATTGCAGCAGTTCCTTTAAAATATAAAAAGAAAGTTAGAAGTTATTTGAAAACAATAAACCACGAGTATGCTAATATAATTTATAAAATGAGTGACGCAATCAAATATGATAAGAACAGTTATGAGGCGTTTTATAATCATGTATTATCTAAAGATAAAATAAGAAATACAAACATTTTAGATTTACATCCTTATTTTAAAGAGTTTTTGAAATGATATCCCCAACCTTTTGCGCCCTACCCTGGCTACACCTGTCCTCAAGACCCGACGGAAAAATGCGAACCTGCTGCACCTCAAATGCAAGTTCCGTGCAAGACCCAGACTCATCTAATAAAATTGGAGGAGGAGAAGTTGGCGTGGTAAAAAATGATGATGGTGTTCCTGCTAATTTTAATCATACTAGCTTGGCAGATGCTTGGAACTCATCATATATGCGTAATGTTAGGAAAATGATGTTGCGAGGTGAAAAACCTGCGTCTTGTCTAAAGTGTTACAAAGAAGAAGACGCTGGGCACAGATCCAAACGCAATTGGGAAACAGAGTATTGGGCAGCACGATATGATTTGCCTACCATGGTTGAAGCTACTCAAGAAGATGGTAGTATAGAGCCAAAGATTCGTTATATTGATTTGAGGATGGGCACCAAATGCCAGTTAGCTTGTGTTATGTGTTCACCTCATGACTCGTCAGGTTGGGTAAAAGATTGGCAAGAGATATTTCCACAAATACAAAATGAAAAACTAAAAGGAACATCAGAATGGAAAAATAAAGGAAAAGTGCATGGAGCATCTTATAATTGGCATTTAGACAACCCTAGATTTTGGAAAGAGTTGATGGAACAAGTTCCACATATGTACCAATTGTATTTTGCAGGTGGCGAAAGCCTTATTATTGATGAACATTATGATTTATTAGAAGAGTGTATAAAGAAAGGGTATGCCAAAAACATAGAGCTTAGGTATAACTCAAATGCTGTTGAATGGCGTGAAGATTTATTTGATTTGTGGCAAGAGTTTAAACGAGTAAGATTCCATTACTCAATTGATGCCGATGGAGAAAGAAATGATTATATTAGATATCCAAGTAATTGGCAACATCAAGAAGATGTATTTTGGAAATTAGATGAAACTACTGATAATGTTGAAGTTACTACTGCTACGACTATAATGTTATTGAATATTGGTTATATACCTGAATTTGTACAATGGAAGGTAAATCAAGGTTTTAGAAAAATAAATAAATGGCCCTTAGGAGCAGGAGGAGTTAATATGCATTTTGCTTACTGGCCTCCACAGCTAAATGTAAAAGTTCTTCCACAAAATATAAAAGAAAAAATTACAAACAAGTATGAGAAAGAATTTTACCCTTGGTGTCGTGAAAATTGGCAAAAATTTACAGGTGTAACAGAAGCTGGAATAGAGTATGACACTTGGAATGAGGCAGTATATGGAATTAAACGATACCAAGGATTAATAAAGTTTATGAACTCAGAGGATTGGAGTTCTAGATTGCCAGAAACTAGAGAATATTTAAAATTAGTTGATTCTCGACGAGGATTAGACTATACAAAAACATTTCCATTATTAGAGGATTTATAAATGTCAAACTTTTGTCCGTTACCATGGAATAGTGTTAGCACACGAAATAATGGTGATATGAGAGTTTGCTGTCATGCTAACAGTTATACAGCGAATAGAGGAATACTTCGTAAAAAAGATAATACGCCATATAATGCTGGTGTTGATGATTGGGATGAGGTAAGAAATTCTGACTTACTGAAAGAAGTTCGCAAAACAATGCTCAACGGAGAGTGGCATCCAGAGTGCGAAAGATGCAGACAAGAGGAAGTAAACGGGTATGTTAGTCGAAGGATGTATGAGTCTAAAGATTGGGCAGAGTATCATGGAGACTTTACTGAAGATAAAGCCAGACAAGTTACACAAGAAGATGGAACAATAGATGTTGGTGCTATGTCACTTGATTATATGGATATAAGATATGGTAATTTTTGCAATTTGAAATGTCGTATGTGTGGCCCAACAGATAGTCATCAATGGTATGATGATCATGTAAAGTTATATAATACTACATCTTATCCAGAAACAAGTGGCAAAATTCATTTAGAAAAAAATGAAAAAGGAAGATGGACCACATCAGCTTATGATTGGTTTGTTGGCAATAAGCATCATATCAAAAGTTTGCAGGATAGAGCTAAAAGTTTAAAAAAACTATATATAGTTGGCGGTGAGCCTCTTATAATTCAAGAGCATACTGATTTATTGGAAATGCTAGTAGAAACAGGAGACTGTAAACATTTACAATTAGAGTATAATACAAATTTGACTAATATTACAGATAAGGTTTATAAATTATGGGAAAATTTTAAACAAATTCGTATAGGTGCTAGTATAGATGGGTATGGTAAAGTATTAGAGTATCAACGCCATCCAGCAAAATGGGATATGATTTATGAAAATATGGTATTATTAGAGCAAAATGATAAAGTCAATTTGAAGGCTTGGATTGCATATACTATTACTCCGTATAATGTTTATCATTTACCTGAGTTTATGAAATGGAAATTATGTGATAGTAATCTTACAAAATTTAATCCAAAAACATCGCCTCGCCCAGTAATTAGTGAGCATTTGTGTCATAATCCAAAATATTACAATATCAAGTTGTTACCAAAACATCATAAAGAAGCTGTTGTAAAAAAGAATTTAGAGTATTGTGATTGGATTGAAAAAACAGAGTTTGGGGATAATATAAAATCAGCATTCAAAAAAATATTAACAAATGTTAATACTTTTATGATGAGTGAAGATTTGTATGAGAAAGAAGGACAGGAATTTATAAATTTAACACTTAAATTAGATAAAATTCGAAATCAATCTATAATAGATATAGTACCTGAATTAGAGGATATGTTTGATGCATATTACTAATGAAAATCTAGATTGTTGTATAGTTACATTTTTTCTTCATAATGTTTGTAACTATCAATGCTCTTACTGTAGTGAATATCATAATGGCGGAGATCAACGATGGCCAGAGGATTGGAAACCATATCTTAATTTCATTAATGAAATAAAGAAACGCAACAAATATGTTTATATTGAAGTTTTAGGCGGAGAGCCTACAGTTTGGCCTCAGTTTCAAGATTTTGTAGAATATATTAGTGATGATGATGTGTTTATTGAGTTTGCTACAAATGCAAGTAGAACTTTGAGATATTGGAAAGAGTTTAGATTGCATCATGGTTATGTGTTTTTATCTTGGCATCATGAACAAGCAGATGATGATCATTTTTATCAAGTAGCTGAGATATTGCAAGATAAAGCAAGCGTATCTATTCCTCTAATGATGCTTCCTGAAAACTTTGATAGAGGAAAAAAGTTATATGATAGATTAAAAAAGTTAAAGGTAGAAATAACACCAAAATTTACTCGCGTGTCTATACATGGATTTCAATATCCTAATTATACAGAGGAACAAACAAGTTGGATCAAGAGTAGTTATTACAATAAGATGATGCCATTTAATATTGATTGGAAAATACCAATACAGTTACATTTAGATGGAGTTCCAACAAAATTTGTAGACATTCTTTCAGAAAATCTTCATTATTTTGAGAATTATACTTGCACTGCAGGAATAAAAAGATTTTATGTAGAGCCAAATGGTAATGTAAAACGGTGCACAAAAAGTGTTGGTGGAATCGTAGCAAATATATTTGAAGATTATACTTTGCCTACTGATCCTATTGTTTGTGATTATAAGGCTTGCCCTTGTAAATTAGATGCTTTAGTTGAAAAATGGAAATAAATCATTCTATAGGTTGGATTAATAAAGAAGGCATTGAACTTCATTTAGATTATATGACAAATGATTATGGTAAGATATTAGAAGGAGGCTCTGCCGCTGGAAAATTATTTTATCATTTACATCAGGTAAAACCTAATTGGGAGTATTATGCTGTGAATACTTGGACCAAAGATGATGTGTTTTTGCAAAAAGATTGGAATGGCAAATATTGGGATAAAGATAATCTTGGTGAACGTGTTACTATTGATTTATTTGTAAAGTATTGCCCGTTTTCTAAATATTATGATGGCAGGTTTGAAGATTATAAGATTGACGAAAAGTTTGACATTGTAAGCATTGGACAAATTGGTCCTAATATAGATTGGGAGAAGACTTTTACTGTAGCCTATGATTATTTAAAAGATGGTGGGGTTATTATAGGTAGAAATTATAGTCATTATCATTATAAAGACCCAATTCGTAAAGCAACTGAAAGGTTTGATGTTTTAGAGATTGATAATAGAAATGATGAATATCCTAATCAAAATTTTATAATAGAGAAAAAATGAAAATAGAACCATTTCTTAGGGCTATGCATAAAAATGAATGTAACCAAACAAAAGATTTTCTATATCCTCGTCAAAAAGAGGAACTTGCTAAACATAGAAAATTCTTATCAAAATATAAAGATGGATTATATATTAAAAATCCTGTAACATACACCATAAACCATTTAGGATATCGAACTAGAGACGATATACCTACCACTGATTATATATTAGCAGTGGGCTGTAGTCATACATTTGGGATAGGATTACATGAAGAACATAGATTTACTAATTTATTAGAAGATTTTTATAAGGTCCCAGTGCTGAATGTTTCTATACCAGGTGGATCACCAAATAGCGTTCGAGACAATATAATCCAATTATTATCAAGTGATACTTGTTTACCAAAATTAGTTATACTACAATGGCCCAGTGATACTAGGCTTACTTTTGGACTTCAGAATCTTGGGCCATGGGCTAGAAGAGATCTTTATTATGCTAGGTTTGTAGCTTTGAATAAAGATAATATATCTTTATATAGTAAGATAGCAAAAGAGCAAACACCTAGATTACTAACAAAGCATGGTATTCCGTTTATTTCTTTTGATATGAAGGAGAGAGAAAAACATTTTTTTCTTGATGTAGCTAATGATAGAGATCATTCTGGTATAGAAGGGAACAAGCTAGTTTTTGAGCATTTAAAAGAACAAATTGATGCAATATTGTAAGAACGATTGTCTTAATGAGCATATAAAGCAACGGAGAGTGTATCATGGTGGAGATCATATCTATAAAACATGGATCAAACCAAAAATAACTTATGAGTATTTAAGAAATATGGTGGAGTTGATTGAAAAAGTAGATCCGTCATATGTATTAGATTATGGTATTAATAATGGTAAATGTTGGGCTAAGTTTCGTATAGTAGAAGGAGAGCTTAGATATAATCCCTTCAAATGGAATGAAGAATCAGTTAGAAACGTTATTAATTTTATTACAAATCATTATAAAACTTTTTACCCAATATATCACGGTGATCCTTGTTTAGGAAATATTTTAGTATCAGATGACACTTTTCATTTTATAGATTATGACGACATATGTGTAAATGAAAATATAAATCAAGTGTTTAAACTTATACAGAATAAATGTTTAGAATCATTTTCAATGGGTGCATTTGCAGGAAAATATAATAACTTGATAAAGTCAGTAATAAAAGAGAATAAAAAACTAATATGAAATATGAAGATATGACTTTTGAAGTCTTAGGCACTCATAGACAGCGTCCAATGTATTTGCGTAAATTTACAACCTTTAGGAGTGAGTTAGATATGGCTACTTATCCTAGAGATCCACATGCATATACAGAAATATTTTTAGATACTATAGACAAATGGATAGCATCTCACAAATATATCAAGTATAATGGATTAGAATCATTTTCTCGACGAGATGTGATTTTAGGCACTACACACCAGCTAGATGAGTTACATCTTCTTCACGGGGAAAATATTGTAGTCTATAAAGGCGAATATAAATATCATAGAAGATTAACAAACCATAGTGTAAGGCAGATCAATACATACACTCAGCTTAGAAAGGGAGATGTATTTATAGTATCTTATCCAAGTTGTATTACAACAGGCAAAATAGATGAGTTTGATGAGCTTTTAGATTATTGTGCTAAATTGTATATACCAGTTCATATAGATGGAGCTTGGTTTGGGCAATGTAGAAATATTGAGATTTCTGTAGATCATCCCGCGATTCAAAGTGTAAGTGTAAGTTTAAGCAAAGCATTAGGAATGGGAAATCAACGAATAGGTATTAGATATACAAAAGATCGAGTAAATGGACCTATTGCTATTATGAATGATTTCGGTTATGTGAATGCTAGTGATATGTGGGTAGGAGTAGAAGCAACAACTTATTTTGGTGCTGATTATTGGTGGGCAAATTATGGCGAGTTATATACTAAAGTTTGTAAAGATTTTGATTTGCTAGAGTCCGATAGTATTCATGCAGCATGGAAAGACAATATTTTGTATGGAATTCGAACCCCGCTACGAATGTTAATAGAAGGTATATACGATGAAAGAGGTACTGATAAAGGATTATCAGATATTGAACGAAAAGATAGATCAAATGAAGTTTGGAAATCAATGTCTAGACATTGATTTAGATAAATGGATTGAAAAATTTTATAAAATATATAAAGATAAATCTGATGATTTTAAAATATCTGGCGCATTTAAAGGAAACACGCATTATAAATTTACATTAGACGATAGAATATCTTTTGCTAAGGATATTCCATTTATTCGTGATAGTAAGTTGCAATGGTTTTTTGAATTTTTCTATGCTACAGAACCAGTAGGTTTGCATAATGATTATTTACTAACCAACATGTCCAATGGTGATATTATAAGGGATAAGATTGGCATACTAATACCATTAGAGTGGAATTCAAAACAACCATATACACTTTTCTTTGATAAATTTACAGAAGATTCAAAATTAATTTTTCGAAAAGGCGAAATGCGCCATCATAAAACAAATGAAGTATATTCGTATAGACACTCTGATGATATTGATAAAGAAATTGATTTTTATCAACCAATAGGATCTAAAAATAGGCGACAATATATAGATTTAAAAATAGTTGATATTTTTACATATAAGAAAAATTATAGTTATGTTTTTGATACGCGGCAATGGCATTCTGGGTCTTGGTTTATAGATAACTTAACTGGTGAACCAGAAGAAAAAAAGTATAAATTGATTATTTCTGGTTTTGGCTCAGAAATACTAAACCCTAAAAACAGGAATAAATGTTAACAAAAGATTTTCAGATTAATGATGCTTATAAAAAGATAGGAATCAAATTATCAGGTGGTGCAGATAGTTCTATAATTTATTATATGTTATGCGAGCATACTAAAGATAAAGATGTAGATATATATGTTCTATCAATTGGCACGCCTGTGAAACCATGGTATCCTGACGGAGCAAAACGTGTAATTGATATTGTTGGAAAGATGACAGGAAAATATCCAAAAGAACATTTGATAAATATGGTCCCGCATTCTGAGTATGTTATAGGACAGGACAAATTAGCTGAAAAATTAAGAAATGAATATGGAGTAGATGTCATTTATTCAGGTTTAACTATGAATGTTGAAAACAACAAGTTTCAGAACGTATTGATGTCTAATAAAGAACTTTGGAACTTAAATGAAACTGACATTAAGAATAGGCTAGCTACTAGAGATAAATCAAGAGATTATAAAGTAAATAAGAAACAGATACCTTGGAGACCATTCGGCCACGGTGATAAAATGACTACTTACGAAGCCTATAAAATTAATAATATGATAGATGAGTTATATCCATATACTTATTCCTGTGAAAGAATGGATGTACCAATCGAAGAATATAAAGGAATAGAAAATATGGTGCATTGTAATCGATGTTATTTTTGTTTTGAGCGGTGGTATGCGTTTGGGAGGCTGTTGTAGATGGATTATAAAAAATATGATAAAGATGGAAATGAGTTAAATCTAATACCTTTGGCAAAAAGATCAAAGCAAGCAAATTTTTATCAAAAATGGTTAGATGATCCAAACTCAGTAATGCCAACAGATGAGGATATTAAGTGTGAGCTACAATTGCAAGCACTTAGTTATTGGGAACCTTTATCAATCAAAATCAAACGTAAAGTTCAAGAAGAATTAACAGCGTTAGACGATATGTGGCAACCATATTTAAGACGAGAAGGAATAATGAATGATAGGGAAGGTATTCCTTTGTTTTCTATTCCAGAATTAGATATGAAAAGCGGCATAAGTATGCCTGATGCTACAAAAGCAATGGGTAGGCCTTTATCAGAGTTAGAGTTTTGCCATCCAACAGAAGCATATCATGCTCTACCTAGTCTCCATACTTTGTTAGATTATTGGCAACCATTAGGCAGAACATTTTTAGTAAAATTAAATGCCGGTGGGTATTTTCCTCCGCATAAAGACACTCCATTGTTAACAAGAAATACTTTTAGAGTAGTGGCATTTTTATCTGATCAAAATTCACTAGATCAGTTTGAATGGGAAATGGATCGCAGGCAAGTACCAACAAAGGAATTTACTGCTTATTATTGCGATACAAGGCAAACACATAGAACTCATTCTTGGGCACATAATTGTATTCATTTAATAATGAACATTCCTAAAACTTGGGAAAATGTAATGAAGGTAATGAGTGTGACTGATAAGTATTGATTATGAGATCTCGACAACAAATAACCAAATTGAAAAAGGCACAAAGTCCGCCAGTCTCAATAACTGATATATCAATAGAGGTTGATAAGTATTTAAATTTTTATTATGAAAATAAAAAGCATTGGGTTATAAAAAATACAGGCCCTACTTTTTTACAGATAGAAAAAGTAGATAAAAACAATGAGCTATTACAGCCTATAGTTAATAAACTTAAAGATAGGTTTGGATCATTCAAAATAAGAACTTCTCATATTTTTGATGTTACATCTCCTCATGTTATTCATAATGATGACACTCCAGAATACCCAAATAGTTACAAAGCATTTACTATACCTTTAAAAATATATGGAAAGTCAAACGATCTTAAATTAGTTTTATTTGATCAATATTATTATCATGGTCCTGCGAAATTTTTTAACGGTGATATCCCCAATAAGCATGCAGTCTATTATAATAAACCATTATGTAACTATAAGTATGTTTCGTATAAAAGTAACCTAAAAATTAGTGATGAGATATACAAAAAATATTTAACTCACTGTAAAAAAGAATGGTTAGATAATTTATCTATAAATACTTTGTTAGATTGGAAACTAGGAAATATTTTATGCTTTGATAGTTTACAATTACATTGTAGTTCAAATTTTAGAAATAATAATGTATCTCAAAAGATTGGACTATCAATTTTTACTGTAAAGGATGATTGATGGAATGGTTAGAGCTAATAGAAGAAAGACATACAACTTTTGCATGGGATGAAGAGAGAATCCCTAAAAAAGAGCTTATTATAGAAGCGTTACAAGAAGTACACACTCACATACCAAGTAAAAACTTAATGTTTCCGTATCAAGTAAGATTATATAGACACAATGATGAGGCTAAACGAAAAAGACTTATGGAGATATGTCTTAGAAATGGATCGTTATCTACAGAAGATGATCCTGGAAATCCACAAGTTCTTGCTCCGTGGATACTTTTATTTAATTCAAGATATTGTTCTGATTTAGAAGGTAGATTTGATACAAAAAGTCCTAGGGCAAAATTAGATGGTTTAGGTTCTGGAAAAACTCGTACACCGGGGCATCAAACAACAAAGCAAATTCAAACAGAAAATATTGAGATTGGAATTTTTTCAGCATTTATAATGTTAGCCTTGGCAAATAGAGGAATACAAAGTGGCATGTGCCAAAATTTATGTAATGATTATCCTGCAGTTGAAGAAATGTTTCCTATATCTCACGATGAAAGAGCGTTAGATCTTCGTTTTTTAATAGGTGTAGGATATGGTAAAGATAGATATGTACATTATGACTATTTTGATCCTCGGGTAGATATAGTGAAAAAAATACCATATCCTCCTGGTATTGTAGATAAGGTATATGGTAGACCTTCGTTCAACAATATTGTAATAGTGGAAGATGAATAAAGATTTAAAATGGAGTCAATACGACTTTACTAAAATTCCTTTTGATGATATAGTCTCATTAGGACAGCGAACATTATTATATAGAGATTTATTTACAGTGTCGTGGTTGCTAGGACGATATTGTAACTACAAGTGTTCCTATTGTTGGCCCTATGCCCATACTACAAAAAAGGATCATCGTCCTACAGAGCTATGCCTAAAAACAATTGATGAAATTAAAAGACAAGCAAGGATTAATGGATTTAATTCATTTCATTTTTCTCTGTCAGGCGGTGAGCCTACATTTCACCCTGGCTACTTAGATATCCTAAAATATCTAGCAGATGATGTGCCTAACACAAACTACACATCAATTCATATGACTAGTAACTGCTCCCGCCCCTTAGACTGGTTTAGAACGTATGTAGAGTTCGCTAAGCCGTTTCATAGAGCATCTATAACTGCTAGCCTACATACAGAACATGTCGCTACTACGGGCGATCTAAGTGACTTTGCGGACAAGCTAGAATTCTGCCAATCATATGATGTGCAAGTAACAGTCAATATGGTGATGGTGCCTGAATGGTTTGACAAGGACTGGGAGAACGCCCTCTATTTACACAACAGAGGGATCAACGTTACGCTAAAGCCACAGTCCGACCCCACAGCATCCCGTGTGGTAGATGGCTATACAGAGGAACAATTACACACCTTACACAACGGAATGCCGCAAAGGGCTTATACAGAGACAAAGCGAGAATGGAAAGATAGGCCTAAAGCAACTTTTGAAGTTCCACAAGGACAAAAAGATGATTCATCGGTACCAGGACATTTTCAAGTAGAGTTTACAGACTCAACTGGTAAAAAATGGTATATGGATCAGGCAGAAAGATTTAATGCGTTTAATTTTAATAATTTTGAAGGATGGATGTGTAACTCAGGGTATCAAGGAATTATTATTAGAGAACCAGATGGTAATATAAAACGAAGTTATTCTTGTCATGATGAACCGTTGGGGAATATAGAAACAGGATTCAAATTGTTTAACAAACCAACGATTTGTACAACTAAATCCTGTGTTTCTAGTGCAGACTCTAAATTGCCAAAATATAAATTAATGTAAATCTACCCATGTTCCGTTAGCACTGCCTTGGAATTTATTTACATCAGTATTATAAATAACCATTCCATTTTCTGCAGTCAAGGCATCTCTTTCTACAGTAGTAAGGCTACCAAATTGAACAAACCCATGTACTTTTGTGTTGCCATGGACTTCTAATTTTTCACTAGCTTTCACATTACTGCCAACATTTAAATTACCTTCAGCTAATGTTACATATTCTTCGGGTATTGTTCCATTATTGAATGAGTGACAAAGAATCAAACCTCCAGTATAGGCAGATATATAAACATTTCGCATCTCATTAGGCGTGTCTAATATACTGGAGGATGTAAATCTAATCATCCCAAGTTTTTCACCTAAAAGTGGTGAGTTTGCAAAGTTGTTAGCAAAAGAAATTGTATTATCAACTCTTTCCATTCTTAAAGATGATTGCCCAACATATGAGCGAATATCTAAAGAATCAGTTTCAAGCTGTTCAGTATGTATTCTATCTACCTCTAAAGACGATGCTGTAATCGCAGATGTGCTAGAATTGATAATTACGGTACTATCGGCTGCGATTACATCTCTACTTTCATATGTTGAGCCTGATATCAAGTCTGTAATTACCATACCAATCCAATGAAAACCGTCCCAATATAATACACTGCCCATTTCAGGATTGTTTTGAATATATGTATCTGTTAAATCTTGAAGGCTGTTATTTTTTACAATAAAATGAAATCCGTCCCATGATAAAATTTGATTCATTTCTAATGGAACAGTTTCATCTATCCAAATATCATCTAGATCAGATAATCCCAATGTTCCATTAGTCCATTGAGTACCGTCAAATTTAAGAATTTCATTTGAGCTTGGTGCTGGAACATTTACATTGCTAATATTATCTATTACAATACTAGTTAGATTAATATGAGAAACATCAATTTCTTTATGAGTCCAAAAATCACCATCCCAAGTTAGCACCTCATTTGGTTGTAGGGAAGAATTATCAATAAATACATCGCTAAATGTTTGGATTGATGATGAACCTAAATAAACTTCACCACTAGCAAGATCAATTAAGACAGAACTATCATCAGCTATAATTTTATTAGATCCAACCCATCCATTGCTTGAAGTGTATTGTAACAAAGAATTATTTGGGGGAGGTAATTGGGTTATGGGATCAGTTCCAAATGGCTGTGCATGCCATCCATCTGATTGATATTGCAAAGTGTCGCCAATTTGTGGATTGACAATCTTGACATCTTGCAATGATTCAAGAGGAGTGAAATTTAGATTAATTAGCTTAGTGTCAACATCTACTAAAGGTACATCACCGGAAACGACACTTGCAGTAATTATTCCTTGATTTCCATCGACGAGCATAGTGCTGTCGTTCCCAAATAAAGATCCTCGATAGTCTGCTAAAATAAAATCAGCATTCAATCCACCTTTGATAGTTAGATCACCAACAATGTCAATGTTTCCAACACCTGTAATGTTATTATTATTTAAATCTAGATTATTGCCAAGTTGTGGAGTAGTGTCTTCGAGGAGTGATTTGATACCAGTAACAAGATTTCCCCCTACAGTTGATCCATCACCAACGTAGAGCTGTTTTGTATCAGTAGTGTAAAGAGGCTCGCCTTCTGCAAAAGTAATTGATTGCCTTTCAATGTCAAGCCCTCTTCGTAATCGTAGTGCCATGTTTGCTCCTAGAGTAGTATTTCTATATATTTATCTATGAAATAGAAATACTACTTTTTTTTCTTAAGGAACAAATTAGTGCGTCGTTGAACATCTGTTTTTATTTTCTCAGAATTCAACTTGAAGTTAATATGCTTAATGTCAGCTTCGTATTCGTCAAATAGTTTAGTTAACGAATTTTCTACTTCTTCAGGATTTTCTTTTAGATCCTTTTCCTTCAAATCTATATCCCAAACTTTGCCATCATTAAACTGTACCTGCACGGAATCTAAATAACGTACAGGTATTACTTCAAGTTTAACATCTTTGAAAACTTCTGGCCAATGTTCAATAACGTCATCTGGAAGCGATGTGTTATACTTCCTCGGCACTCTTCTTTTCGTTTCCCCGTCGTTTCTTAGTAGGAACCAATGCTTCAGCTTGTTCACGCAAGAGCTTTGCTTCTTTGAAAAGTTTGTCTGCTTGTGAACGATAGTTAGCAGCAATCTGCTCATCAGTTAGTACACCGCCCTCAGGGGCTTGTAGTGGTGCTACGGGTGCCTCAGCTACTGTGGGTTTAGTAACGGGCTCTGACGGGGCTTTTGCAGCTTCAGTTTTTCTCTTCCTTGGTTCTGACGGATTTACCATAGCCAATTCGTCTACAGTGACTCCGCGTTGCTCTGCAATCAGTTTGTTCAACTCGTCTAATGATATAACTGTATTAGAGTCGGGTGTCATCTCAATATCTGTAGTGGGATAACGTGACATCTTTCCTCTTACATGGAAAGCCTGTAACATATTAGCACCATCAGATAGATGAGAACGCATCATCACTTCAGCAAACTCATCAGCAGCCTGGCCAGAATTTGATTCGACAACCTGCATTAGGCTATCATGATCGGCTGCTTCTAAGCTCTCCGTGGAAATACAAACACAATGGCTAGGATCATTAGGTAGCGTCTTATACGCTACAATAACTTTCCTTTGATTGTGTCTGAGCCTTCCAATATGTTTTAACATTATCCTGCCTGCTGAGCTTGTTGCTGCTGAGCCACAACATTCAAGAATGTTTCTAGACGAGAATAAGTGGTTCCAATAGCAACCATTTCATTTGGGCGGAACGCACCACGTGAGCTGGCAATGTCAATAATCTGCTTGAGAGCGCCCAAGTCATTTACTGTAAGCTCTACATTACCTTCGCCTTCTGCGGATTCTGCAGATTCTGGGGTTACTGTAGGTTGTGTTGGAACTGTAGCAGTTTCTTCTGCTGGTTTTCTTCGATTAGCCATTTTTTCTCCTTGTAAGCTAAAAAGTGTGTATATTATTTATTAGTATTTCAAATGAGGACACGCTAAAGTGAAGTATGACAACTCTTTAGGTTCCTCAAACCCAATGTATAAAACTTCTGAGATTCCTCTATCAACTGGATCAATTTTTAGCGTTCGTCCAATATAATATCGTCCTTTCAGATTATCGTGGATCCATTTGTCCATGGATCGCTCTAAATTATAGTGTAACGGAATCGTCATATATTCGAAATGAGCAGGCGCCGAGGACGCCTTTCTCACTCCGTAAAAGTTTAGCCGATTCGCTTTTTTTATTTTAAGCGGATTCGTCATAGTGTGTAGTAAATCCAAATGGTGCCTCAAAATTCTTATCGTGATGTCCGTGAATAACAAATATGGTATCGCAGTAATCTGGATCACCCCAACTAGCCCACGGATAACCATCGGTAAACATAATGAACTTCTTTGGCTGAAAATCTTCGTCTTTCATATACCGCCAATTCACGTCGAAGTCAGTACCACCGCCTCCCATGGGCTCATATGTAGTTATGTCTTCTCCGTTGTCGGAAGTAAATTCTTGAGTATTGTAAATCTCAGTATCAAAGCACCATACCTTGATGCGGTAGTCTTTGTACTGCTCCATAATGCCTTGTAGCTCAGACAGCATATCACGTGCCTGCTCGTGCCCTATGGACCCGGACATATCTAAAGCAATAGCTACATCAATAGATTCATCAAAGTTCATGCCGGGCAAAATAGCGCCCGAATGCCAATTCTTTCGTGATGGACGGGAGAATGTGTAATCAGCCTTGATGGTTGATTGGATCTGTGTTTGGATAATCTCACGCCAGTTCATCTTAGGCTCAGTAAGCTCTTGGATGATACGCTTCACCTCACCTGGCACGTTACCAGCACCAGCAGCCTGTGCCGCTTGGATCATGGACTCTTTGATCTCGTCCTTAATCTTCTTCATCTCCTCCTCAGACATTTGAGGACGTCCTTTGGATGGAGTGCCATCTTGTCCTGGGGATGAACCTGAGCGGCTGTCTGCGGAATCATCACCGTCAGTCCAATCAACGTGATCATCTAGCAATTCGCCTTCGCCATCACCAGCTGAACCTTCGCCATTCTCCTCTTCTTGTTTCTTCAAGTCATCGTATACGTCCTCCGATGTCCAACCATCATACTTGAAGTCTTGAAAGATTGGAATTTGCGTAACCTTGTGTCCAATACCGTCACGAACCAACAAGTTATTGACAATGTAATCTGAAGCAATATTATATAGGCGTGGATCCCTATCGTCGCGGCGTGTGAGGTGATCATAGACACAATGCATGATCTCGTGGGCAATAACGAACTCAATTTGTTTCTCAGTTAGGATGTTGAAAAATTGTGTATTGAAGTAAAGGTGGCGCCCGTCAGTAGCAGCAGTAGGACACCAATCGTCACATGACTCAATCTTGAGCCGTGTAGCCATATTGCCAAAAAATGGATGACGAAGCAGCATACCTACCCTAGCAACCGTAATCTTATCCTCAACCTCAGCTCGCATCTTAGCAAGCTCTTCCGGGGACAAATCTTTTGGTTGGAAGCTGGATTTGCTGTTGTCTATGGACATAGTATCTCCTGTGTGTTGTTGTTATTTACTGTATATTTCTAATTATATATAGAAATATGGAGAAAGTCAAGATATTTTTTTAGATAAGTATTCTGTTTGATGAGTTGCCTTCACTAACCATGAGGTCTCGATTGTCTTTGGTAAATTCAGAGGTAACCTTTACAAAGTTATAGCCTTCCCAATCTAATCTTTGAGTAAGGGTATTACCTTTTTGTATAACACCATCATTGGCGGTTTTTACTAATTTATCCAAGGTAGGATGCCACTCGCAAGAAAAAGTCTTTTTTAGATATTTAAAATGCTCGGATGGCAATGGGTGTGGATCAAAATATTTTCGTCTATCTACAATATTATCATTCCATACAACTTTATAAAATGAAGGATACAAAGATTCTATAGTTGGTGAATAGATTTTTTTTATTTCTTCATATATATTGTCAGTTGATGCTATCTCATTTGGCTGAGCTGGATTTTGTAAAAATTGTGTATCTATTTGACACATTTGCAAAAAATGCATTTCGCATTTATCTTTTAACAATGATCTAACCAACTCGATGTATGTTAAATTTTTAATCAACAGATCTGAAAACGCAATTTTTTTTAAATTCTTTTTAGGATATAAAGGTGAGGTAAAGATGTTACCATACCCCCACCATTCATATTTAGGAATTAATGGTTTGATTCCTTTCTTATCGTTATCAAAATTATCTTTCCTTGCAATATTTGTCCAGCATACAATTACTAAATCATCTTTTGTAAAGTTATAAATTAGATTTGCTTGAGATACAAGATTTGCTATAGCTTCATTGCCTATGCCAGTCTTTCCAAAATTATACCAAGTTGTACCATAGGATGACTCTAAATGTGCACCAATAATATTAGCCCACGTAGCCCAAAAATACTTCGTAAAGCTACAACCAAAAGCAAAAAATCTTTTAGGTGGGCTAGTTATGTTGTCAAAAATTTTTGGGAGGTAACCGGTCAATCTATAATTCTCTCAATTCGGCATGGGTATTCTAAGCATAGTCGAGTAAATTTCTTTTTAGGCCTTCCCCGTAGCAATACTTTATAACTTTCTACTTTTTCTTTTACATTCATATATAAAAAATACCATCCTTCGTGTATAGGATCACCAAATATAGATGTAATTGTGTCTTCTATATTTTGTTTAGTATATTTTCCTAGTGGTATATCTACAATATAAGAATGTGGAGTCCATCTACTTTGTGCTTCAGGGTCTGTAATAACTTCATACTCAAACTGGTCTTTTAACATAAATACTCCTAATAATAAAATATTTAGCTCTATGATTGTTGATAAAATAAATTTTGAAACCATATGTAACATATGGTCCAACTATCTTTGGAAAGATAGATTATCGCCTATAAAGCATATTAGTTCTATGCTCTATCTCGGGGGATATGATATGTCAATTTATAATAACGAGCCAACTTTTTTTGCTATAAAAGAAAATGACAAAATAGTGGCAGTAAATAGTGGGCACATGACTATAAATGGTTATTATAGAAGCAGAGGTTTGTATGTTGATGAAACATATAGAGGTAAGGGTTTAACTTACATTCTTTTCAACGAATTATATGAACAAGCAAAAAAGGAATCTGCGAAATATATTTGGAGTTACCCCAAACAAAGTTCTGTTGGGGCTTATACTAAAAATGGGTTTGCTATTACCAGCACTATATGTGATAACGAGCTTGGTCCTCATTATTATGTTAGGCGTTCAGTTTAGGCCCATACCAAGTGTTAGGAGCTTCAACGGCCCAGTCTTTAAAATCAATCCAATAGTTTGAAATAGATCCATCTTCAATTCTTTTATGAAAGTCAAACATAGAATATTCAAACTGAAGGTTTGTATGCGAAATATTTACATCTCCAGCTGCCATTGCTTTGTGCCATTTCTTTAGCCATTTATGGTTCTCAAACATTTGAACAGATGTTTTAGGAACTACATATGGTGTAATATCAAAACCTGACGTTAGGCTCCATGCTTTATATTTTAATTCAGGATCAGATAGCATCTCGCCATTGGACAAATTAAATATATTATCGTATAATATACGTTCTGCAATATCGCCAGCAAAAAAAGCAGATATTGCTTTGGGAGTAGTCCAATAAGGCCTTGTAGTTCCATTAAGCCCTAAGTTTGTAAAAACTTCCTGTGTATGCTGGTTATCCATTACATTTCTATACATCCAATCATTCTCATATTTTATATAACCTGTAAAACCTGGTTCTGAAATAATTGTAAATAACGACGGATCTATTTTTGATGCGGACCATACTTGTAAAGATGAGTCCATTATATTTGTAGAATAACCTTTCCATTTTGGATCATTTATCCACTCGTCTAAGAAGTCAGAAACATTGTGCTCTAATACATCGTATTTAATACGATGCTTTCCAGCAAATTTAAATGCTTCTTTTACTTCTCTAGCATTACAGATGTGATCGTGATCTTTATAGAGGATAATAGTATGATTTACATCATACCCGCAGGCTAAAAAACCAAAAGCAGTAGTTAAACTATCACTACCCCCTGATAATAATATGTTGATATCAGAGTTGTGCTTATACATTTTAGGAAGCTCTTCATCTAACCAAATAGTTCTCCAAGATGAAGAAAAGTTTGAGTCACAAGTAAATTTTAGCCTCCAGCCTATAATATCTTGTCTAGGATATTGATGATATGTGCCTGAGGCTATTGTTTTATCTTTTGTATAAAATTGATAATCGGGTTTAGGTAAATTATATGACATTATGTAATATGAATAAATAGGCGCTATCATAGCGCCCATTTATTTATGCTTGTTGAGCCTTAGTAATAATTTTACCGTATTTCTCATGGAACTCGTCAAAGTTGTCGAGCTCGTCTGGATCTACTGGAAGTTGATATGTAGTGAGTGCCAACTTGACGCCCATGACAACCAACTCTGGCTCATAGTTGTTCATCATAAATGCTAGGAAGTTATCAACCTTGGTGTTGAACTTCTTATCATTCTTGTCATTAGCTTCTTTCAATTCGTAGCACAATGACACTGTCAGTGAATACATAGCACTGATCTCTTTGGATGTCATCTCAGTAACCTTGCCATCGAGAATGTCGGTGGGGTTAGGTAATGTAGAAGCAATCTTGCGATGTGCTTGGAATTTGATAGCCAAGCCCTCACCAATACAGCCGGACACCAAATCCATCATGGAATCTTCGTCAATCTCGTCTTCGAGCAACTCAGATACAAAGGACCATGAGCGAGGTGTAGCAAACGAGCGTGATGATGACTTAGGATCAAAGTCATACAAATCTTTCTTGGAAAACTGAAGGAAGCCAACAACATCTTTGTGGATTTTGTTGGTGACAGCCCAGTTGAACCAGTCATCAAAGCCTACAGCAAGCTCGAGGTGAACAAAGCGATTAGCGAGTGGGCTAGGCATGCGATATACAACGCCTTTGTCAGCGTCACGGTTACCAGCAGCGACGATAACCACGTTGTCTGGTAATACATATGTGCCTACACGGCGGTTGAGGATGAGCTGGTATGCCGCAGCCTGTACAGCGGGCGCAGCAGAGTTGAGCTCGTCTAAGAACAAAATAATTTTATCGTGCTCAGCAGCCATGTCAGCGTCTGGCAGCTCAATTGGTGGAGCCCATGTCATCTTGTTAGCATTGGAGTCATAGTAGGGGATACCTTTGATGTCAGTTGGCTCCCATAATGACAATCGCACATCAATAACGTGAGCGCCAATGTCAGCACCAATCTGATGAACGACATCGGACTTGCCAATGCCTGGAGGGCCCCAAATAAATACGGGGCGCATCTTTGTCATGCAGTGTTGAATTCGTGACTTGGCAGCATTTACTGTTACGGTGCGTGTTACGTCCATGGTGTATCCTGTATTGGAGTTGAAGTGTGTAAGCCCTATTGCTTACTGTATATTTCTAATTATATATCCTATTTCTAGGAATGTCAAGAAATTTCTTAGATATCAATGTCTAAAAGTTCAACAACGTCTTCTGCGGTGACATCATCATAGTCAACCATCAGTTGATACAAGTAAGTCTCTCGCAGGATTTGGTTAGCTCTGTTGGCTACGTCAGCCAAAGTCTCCATATCAACATAGTCACGCTCTGGATGAACACGAAGTTCGTATGCTGCGGCTTGGACTGCTACTCTTCTAATTTGTGCTTGGGGCATCATATAGTGTCTCCTGTGTGTGTTGCTATTGCCTAACTGTTCTAATAATTATAACAAAGGGCTGACAAAAAGTCAACCCCTTTTTTTAATTATTTTGACATTATTTCAGCGTACCATACTGGATCAGCATCACGCAGGATGCCTACTGGAGTTTCTCTGTTGCCCAGCTTCTCAAAGTATTCAGCTGGAGTGTGGTTGGCGATGAGCTGCTTGACGAACTTGGCTTTGGTGATTGGGTTGCGATACTTGAAGCGAGCAACAAACTTTCGCTCATTGTTGACGGTGTAGTACAACCATCCTGCTGAGTAGCTAAACAGTGCCTTTTCAAACATAGTGTCTCCTGTGTGTGTTGCTATTGCCTAACTGTTAAAATATATTATAACACACCTGCGAATAAAGTCAAGCCTTTTTCTTATCTTTTTTTATTTTTTTATGTACGGACCTTATGTACGGACCAACTCCTGTTATGTACGGACCTTATGTACGGACCTTATGTACGGACCGAGTATACTTCTTGCCAGTGCTTCTCATCTATACAGAACAGAGCTTCAAAGATACACTCACGAGTGATGTTGTTTGGGTCCGCCAATGTTCTATCAGTTATCCAAGGTTTGGGTTCAGGTAGAACATCATCTAGCTGTTGAAGTTCGAGAATCCACTCAGTCTTCTCAATCAGATATGGCATAATTTCAATATCAAAATTCTCAGGACCACCTGTGACACCAGCTTGATATGCGGCAGCTTGGATAGCAGTTCTGATGATATGGTTTAGATCAGGTTTCATTTGTCTTCCTTTTCAACAACATATCGCCCATTCATATGAGCGATAGCCTCATCGCGTGTCATGCCTTGTCGCATAAGAGCAGAAATAATTCTGGCTAATTGATTCCTAGTCATATTAGTCCTTATATTTGTTATGGGAGTTCTGCTTGAAGTACCACTTCTCAGGCACTGGATTGCCATACT